GACCTTTAAAATGGTCTCTCTCTGCACGTACACATACGATACAGAGACATGGGACTTAGTTGTCTTGTGCTCTTTGGAATTGTGGCCGTGCCGTAGTCATCGAAAGATGATTGAGGCACCTGATAGGGACGTTCTGGAATGCGACGAGTAAAGGCAGGGGCTATAGAGATGTACAATTACTTGACACCTAATATGGGTCTTGGGATTGTTTAATAACAAACCATATCTGTAGTTAAACCACCTTTCGGGGGTCGTTGAAACTAACAACTCTTATCAATAACCTCACGGTTTGATAAACCTAGCTGCGAAGCTACCTGCGGCCCTCACTCCTTATAAATAGAGTGAGGAAACCGAAGTTGAACTTATCATCAAAAACAATAATGATGAAAAACTTTTTAAACATTATGCGTTTGTCCCTTTCGGAACAAAACAGAATCTCTAAAAAGTATGGTTCATGGTATCGTACTGTAAAAAGTACGAGAGCAGGATTAGGTTACTTTAATAAAGTAATTCTAATCCTGTTAGGAAAATTTTCAAAGTCGTACGTGTTGGCGAACGTATCTTTCGTAAGATCGATACGTGCACTACATCGAAGACAGGGAAATCGTGGTCTTGCGCTGTACCTAAAGACAGCACAACTGCTCTTGATTCGAGCAGCTAATGGGACCGCACTCTCCAACCCTAGACAAGTTGGAGTACCTGTAAGCGTGACCAGAAGGGGAATCCCTCGAGTAATACCTGTATTACATCGACGAGAGATCCTTCAGGGTAATAGTGTGATGCTTCGCTATTGAATTACTTTACTCGGTCTATACCGAGTAATAGAATTCAAAGCGAAGATGAACACAAAAACAATTACTGCTCCGGGACCGGAAATTGATATTAATATGTTTCGTCAGTACTTCCGAAGATTCTTTGGTTACACGAAAGTGGAACTAAAGTTATCGGAGTTAAGCTGGAAACCGCTATTGATATTGAAATCTGGACCTGGGACACGCGCTGGGGCACCGAAGGATGGAGGGAAGTGATTCCCGACATCAGTAGCCGCCTTGGAGTTCACCGCGAGAGAACTGAGATCTAATCAATCTCTGTATGCCTCGTGAACTTCTGTGGCTAAGCTATTAGGTTTCAGAAGACTGATTAATTGGATAGAGAATATCCAACCGCTAAGTGCTTCTAAGATGCCTGGTCTGATGCTGAAATCACTGGGGAAACTCGGGACTAAGCTGGAACCAGGGAAAGTGAGGGTATTTGCGATGGTAGACTGGTGGACTCAAGTTCTCTTGAGACCTATCCATAAAGAGTTAATGAATGTCATATCTAAATGACAGATGGACTCTACTATGGATCAAGTACAAGGGGTAATCCGATTGCGCGAGATGATATCTAAAACTGGTTTTGCCGCCAGTTATGACTTATCTGCCGCAACGGACCGTTTACCCGTACTTCTTCAACAACATCTAGTTGATGCAGTCTTACCGGGATTAGGGGGTCCTTGAAAAGATCTCCTAGTCGGCAGGGGGTACACATTGGGCCGTCGTAAAACTTTGTTTTATGCGACAGGGCAACCAATGGGAGCGTACTCTAGTTGGGCTATGCTAGCTTTAACTCATCACTTTATAGTGCAAGTTGCAGCTTGGAAGGTTAAGAATAGTTACACTCTATTCACGGAGTATCAATTATTAGGTGATGACATAGTAATATGTAATCGTGCTGTCGCAAGACAGTATCTAATATTAATGACTCAACTGGGAGTAGGCATAAATATGTCTAAATCCATCGTTTCGACAAAGTCAAGTTTCGAGTTCGCTAAGCGACTTGGGATTTACGGAGTTGACGTTTCTCCGATGGCTTTCAAGGAAATGGAAGCAGCGCAAGGGTCTTTATCAGCCTTAGCCTATTTCATGACCAAGTGAGCAGGAGACAGAACGACAATAGGGTGTATAGCTCGAATCATGGGATCAGGGTACAGATCAGTTTCTAAGATTACGGGGCCTCTAGAGAGTTTATCAATGAGGAACCGTGCTCTTATAATCTGACTAAGTATGCCTGGAGTTTCCAAATTCAGCTTTGGTTCCTATTTAGCCTGACTCGGTTGCGTAGCACTTGGGAAATCTAAGGTACTAAGTGAAGCGGAGCAAGAGAGGGTTAAAGAAAGGATCAAAGTGCTAGTGATGAAGTTGAAGAAAACTTCCCTAGCAGAAGGAGAATACCGTGATGATACGGGAGAACCCGAGTTCATCACCTGGCGACAGGAGCAATTGGTGGACAAGGTAATCTCTGGAGGAAGTGCTAGTGTTAATGCAATACTAGCACCAATTCAGGGTCGAGTTGAAGCTGAAAACTATCAACTCGACAAACGTATCGATTCAATCATAGCTTTATTGAACCACTCTAGCTCGTGAGAGCTGGAGAAGGCGATAAAGATGTATGTTGAATTAAAGCTTGATATCGCAGCTGGGGCAGGTAATGTAGACTTAAGGGTCAGAGATGACCCTAAAGATATATTAAGCCCAGGAGCATGGATATCTCTATTCGAAAGCCTGAAATTCGACAAAACTAAGAAATGTACTTAGATTTGCGACCACGAGAATCCCTGAGGGGCCCAAGGAACGTTCGTCTGTCTAGACGAGAAACAAGTGGAACCAAAGGAAATAGTGAGGAGCAAAAAGGAACATAAGTACCTTCGGAATTCATCCATCACTAGTAGGCAAGGCCTGAGACGGCGACTTTTATTTTTAATAACTGCTCAAAGCAGGTCCGCCTTCACATTTACATGTGAAACTGGAGACTGAGGAAAGTGTTTAAGTTTCTTAGTCTTGTCGGATCCTAACTTCGTAGACTCAGCATGGACAATCATGTGCCTACGACCAGAGAACTCAGCATGGTAAATCATGTATTCTCTGAGGCAACTTTCAATGCCAACACAATGGCTTAAAAGAGGACTCAGTTGGACAATCAATAACCTCGCTTGGGAGACTCTGACGAGATATTTCGTCACTCCTATATAGAAAATTTTCCAAAACCTTAGCGTCTCGCTGATGACTCAACGGAGGGGAAGGCTGGAAGTGGAGTAACGCCCATGAATAGCCCTACTTGTGCACCGTTCCGATGCACCGAGTCGCGGCAACTCCTGGAGATGAAAACCCATCTCGACCGACTGACCACTTGAACTCGAACAAATAGCGGGTAAAGCCGTAGCCCCCAATACTAGTGTTGAAGTTATTAATCAGCATTATCTAAAGGGTCTCGAGGGAGTTCAGAGCCAAAGCGTTGCAAGAGCGCTGTACTAATATCCTCTACCTCTCTAAAAGAGAGGGCACTAAGCCAGGGCTTAACGTTTAGAAGACGGAGCAGTTTAGTGACAGCGGGGGAGAAAAGGTGCCAAGGGGCGGGAAACCAAACCGGGTAAGTAGGCTAATACGGTCAACAGGAGAAGCTAGATAAACGTACCGTCTGATAAATCAGAGAGGTAGCGCTAAGCAAGAATTTAGACTCTTTGGAGAGCCAGGAGCCGCAAAAGGGAAGCGAGAGATCGTTGACCGGGGGCGGATAACTCC